ATATTATAATTTAGAACAACCAGTTGGAAAAAGCAGAAGTATTATGGATTTGTTTAAAAAGGATGAGGATGATAATAACAATGGAGGACGTAAGAATGCGGGAAGTCTTCTAAACACATATATGTCTATTGTTGATCCTGATAGTCAGGTGATTAAAAAAACCAGTCGTGAAAAGAAGCAACAGATTAAACATAAATGTGAGGAGTGTGGATCTAATGAAGTATGTGTAATGAACACAGAAGGATACATTTTGTGTATGGATTGTAACATGGTAAAACGTTTTATTGTTGATCATGATAAACCTTCTTACAAAGATCCTCCAAAAGAGGTGATTTATAACTGTTATAAGAGGAGTAATCATCTTAATGAGTGTATAAATCAGATTCAAGGGAAGCAACGAACTGACATACCAGAAGAGGTGATTGACCATATCTTGTATGAGTTGAAAAAACAAAGAATAACTAATGTGGCAAAGTTAAAGACAGATTTCATGTTTAAACTCTTGAAAAAGATTAACTTGTCTAGTTATTATGACCATATTCCTTACATTATCCATATTCTTAATGGATGTGTAAATCCAGTGGTTGATCCTGCCATTGAAGAAAGAGTACACGACATGTTTCGTCAAGTACATGAGGTCTTTGTTAAACACATTCCAAGCACTCGTACAAACATGTTGTCATATCCTTATTTGTTGCACAAGTTTTTCCAACTTTTAGAACAGGATCATCTTCTCAAAAATGTCAGACTTTTAAAAAACACTGACAAGTTGAAGGAACAGGATGAAATTTGGATGAAAATCTGTAAAGATTGTCAATGGCAGTTTATACCAAGTACGATTTATTAGACAATGAGTCTAAATACCGTCTATATATCAACAATAAAAGTATCTCAATTTTAAAATTTATGAATTTGATGGTTGTGCATGAGGAAGGAGAACATCTAAAATCGCCATTCCTGCTGATACTGCAGATGAAAGGCCTAATATGAGTGGCCACACCGCAAATGGAGATGCTGTCATTAATGCCATAGCAGAAAAAAGTCCCATAATAATATATCTGAGTAAGAGGATGAAAAAGCTCACCCAATGCATTGTCATTTGATATAAACATAGATTTTCATTAATCAGAAAAGATGAGTCGCATACCTATCAAAGAAAAAGACTACTTGGAGAATGATCCTGAGATTCGAGGACAAAAATATTATTTAGCATCATTTGTATCTCCTGAAGATGCAATTGCTAATACACAAGCCTTCATCTTTTCTAGGTTCATTGCACAATTTGGTCAAGAAATGACAGATATGTTTGATAAAGTAGAACAATGGTCAAAGGAACATGGATGTTATTCAATAATTCATGATTGTGTAAGTGGGATGAAAGATAAATATGATTTTCTATTCTCAGATGATGCCATGCAAGATAAATACCGAATATTTTGTTCTGAAAATGAAAACGAATTGGCCACAAAATACCATCAAGAACATGACTTTCAGACAAATATTAGAGGTCTAAAAGTAAGAGGAGTTTATGGTACATTAGAAGAATCTAAAGAACATGCTAAGATACTTCAAGAGAAATTCCCTAGACATCCTGCTACTTTTACAGGAGAAGTGGGAGTCTGGGCTCCATGGTCTCCTCATGAAGATGATGTTGACAAAGTAGAATATCTAGGGACTGAGCTAAACACCCTCATGAGTAAATACAATGACCGCAATGACAAACGGGATAAAGAGTTTGTTAATCGTTTTGCAGAAAACCAAAAGAAATTGGCTTTGGAAAAGAAAGAAGAAACTAAAGAAGAAACTAAAGAAGAAACTAAAGAAGAAACTAAAGAAGAAACTAAAGAAGAAACTAAAGAAGAAACTAAAGAAGAAACTAAAGAGAGTAGTAAGTAATTGGATTAAACACTATTGATACGTACATTAGAATATGCACCTTTTTTCTTTGTATTTCCTCCACCACCTCCCATTGCATCTAATTTAGACATATCTGCAAGATTTAAAGCTTCAAAAACCTTTTCAGCTTGTTCTAATTCTCGAGCTGCGATTTTTGAACGATCAATTTCATCTTTTTTCCAATACACTTGATCACCTAACTTGAAATTTGAAGTATTCAAATTGCCTCTGTATCTGAATATATTATCTGATATATTTATTGATTTTCCTATTTGTATCACTAAGCATCCATAGTTAGTGGTATATAAATCCATTAATTTACAAAAAAGATCAAAATCTGGAATTAAAGTTCCAAAATTATTCCATATTCTTTTTCTTTCAGTTAATCTTGGCTCAGAAAAGATAAAGACATAATTTATATTCGTACGCAGGTCAGGATGTATGGAAGTAGCATACTGTAAAGAAATTAAGAACATTAGATCAAAATGTCTACCATTCATAAACATTTCTTTTACAGCATTTGTTCGAAACAAAGAGCTATTTTTACCTACACAGTCATCAAGTATTAGTGCTGCTCTAGTATCTATTTTACTAGCTTTTTCTTTGTCTCCTCTAGCTTCAAACACTTGTTTTGCTTTTTTAATATAACTTTGTCTTTTGATAGTTTCAATTATCACACTCTCTTCAATATTAGTTTTGATGAAGGAAAGGGGCATGAATTTTTTAAAAAATGGACTAGCATCTTCGGTTCCAGACATTACTGTACATTTTGGCATATTTCGGTGATGATATAGTAAGTCTTTTATACATGTTGATTTTCCACTGTTACGCATACCTAACATAAGCATTACTGAATTAAATGGTACTGTCTTAGGATCAAATTCTCTAATATTAATATCTGTTTCAGTGTTCATTTATCAATGTATTTAAATTTTAAAATTGATTTCTTTGATATAATATACCAATATTTGTATATTGGTATATTATATCAATATAATAGGTATATTACAGACTCGCTAAAATTAGAAAAAAAGAAATAAAGAAATATTACATGCACAAAAAATTGAAAGATCTTCAAGAATAATATCAGAAGATGACATAAAAGAATGGATAAATTATCTTTAATGTATAAACAATTGACACATTATACAGATAAGATGCAAGATTATAGAAGCAAATTAAAATAATAATTAATAATATTTATTGTTTGACTTATGAAATGGTTTAATTTAATACCAGATATTCAAAGTCTTATTTTGGAATATATTTATCTCGATTTAGACAGACAAAGAACGTGTCATTTACGCGAAACATGTTTGTTATTTGACATGTCAATAAAACATATAATTCCAATTTGGATTTACAATGTTGATAAAACAATTCAATGTATAATGAATGAAACTATTTTAATTAATACTTTAATTTGGATATATAATCAACATGGACTACATAATTCGAATGTAATACACACGCATCGTTCAATGGACCGAGCAGCTGAAAAAGGATATTTAAAAGTATTATGTTGGTTAAAATGTAATAAAGCTATCACTTGTACAAAATACGCTATGGATGAAGCTGCTTCAAATGGTTATTTAGATGTAGTCCACTGGTTAACTAAAAATACTTTAGCTGGTTGCACAAATTGGGCTATGGATGGAGCCGCAGCTCATGGTCATCTTCATGTTATAAAGTGGTTGGCTGATAATAACTCAGAAGGTTGTTCTAAGTATGCTTTATCTTTAGCAGTTGAAAACAAACATTTTGATGTAGTAGAATGGTTATTGGATCATAAACCTAAAAATAGTATTTAAAAAAATACTTGAAGCATCAAGTGCTTGGCCAATTAACTTAGAATGTGAAAGTATGAAAATATTACAAAAATGTGAGTTGATGAATGAAATAATTGACATTATAGAGTTTTATAGATATTTGTTGTCTTTAAATCGCAATACGAACTAGTTCAGGTGATAAATGAAACATTAAATTCTCATTATATTGAGAACTGCTTGCTTAAATAACATATCTGAACAAAAACTATTTTTTAAATAGTCATAAGCTTCATTTGATTCAATTACAGATATTGTTTCTCCAATTCTATGTTTTCTGGGTTTTACGTGAAACGTATAAGGATTTTCATCTATATCTGGTAATGGACAATGAAATCTCCATGTCAATTCCCATTTGTCAAATATCAAATGCCAATCAAGAAATAATTCAATAATTAATTCTCCTTCTATTTCTCGATTATATATCTCACCAATCTTTATAAAAACAATACGATCCATTCCATAATTAACACTATATGTGTCTAAGAAATCTGAACTCTGGTAAACAAATGCCTTTGGATTTTCTTTAAGCACAGTTAAAGAAGACATTTTTGATGTAATTCAAATTGATTATAGCTTATATTTTAATCAATTTTTCTGATTTATATGATTTTAGTATTTTTTATCTATTTAAATAAAAAACTTGGACATAATGTTTTTGATAAACTAAGTTTACAAACACTTAATGAATTAAGAGAAAATCCAGAAAACAAATTGATTACACATCCGGGAGTCTATCTTTAGAATAATCAAAATAGGTTTAGATTTTTTTAAATAGTAAAAAGACCAGATGGTACTGAAAATGGATTGTTTTTATAATTCTTTTTAACACATTCTCGTTCCAAGTTCATAAGATCTTCTCCTGAAGCATCTTCTTTCCATTTAGGTGTTTTACGTGTTCTCTCTCCTAGAGGATCACGTTCCAAAGTTTGCATATTTTGTCTAGAATGTTCACTTATTTTTCTTTGTACCATATTGTCATTGCGTTCGGTTTGTTCTTCATTTTTACCGAGTGCTTTGTATGGATTAGGTTTTCCTTCTTTTACTTCAAATGTTTTAGTACCTTCTTTAATAGGAGGTAACCTTTTTGCTTTCATAGATGCAACATCTCTATGACTTCCGATTTGTGTGTGTTTACCATCTCTTTCTTTGCTTTCTTTGCTGTTTTTATAATGAGCTCCTCTAAAGTCTAGTGACTCAGATAACCCTCTTGTAGTGTCTTTCATACCTTCACCTGTTTGGTTTTCATAGGCTCCTTTACCAGATCCTTGTGAGGGAGTATAATGTTCGATTTCTTCAAGACCTCGCATGGTTTCTCGAATTTGTTCTTCTAAATCTTGTACTTCTAGTCGAGCACTTGGAGCTTTCACATCTTTTTCAGCTCCACCTCCCATATAATTTGTTTCTCCCAAAAATGATCTCATAGTGGGATCAGCAAATGCATCATATTCTTTCATAGGTAAAGTATTAGGACCTTCTAAATTCCTAAATATATCTGATTCATCATAATCTTCACGATGTGTTGGTCTAGCATAGTCTTTGTTACGTGTGTCATAGAGTTCACTTCCTAAAGCTCTGTATCCAGAGTCCAAGTTACCTCCATGACGAGCACGGAGATCTGTAAGAATAGTTTCTTTCAAAGTAGTACGTGCAACCTGTTCAGGATCATATGCAATGCTTTTTAGAGGTCCTGAAAAGTTCATTGCGGGTGTTCCAACATGAGAAATAAGTTGCCGTAGAGTAGTACGTGCCACTCCATTTTGGACACTCATTTTTTGAGGACCGGACAAGTTCATAGCTGGTGTAGAACTAAGTGTAGTTTCTCTGTTAGTGGTTCTTGCCTTCACTGTTTCTGGGTCATAAACAATACCTTTCAAGGGTCCAGATAAATTGGCAAAAGGGGTTGATGAAAGGGTTGTTTCTTTGACAGTGGTACGTGCCACTTGAGTTTCAGGATCATATGCTACACCTTTTAGAGGTCCAGAAAAGTTCATAGCTGGAGTAGGTGTAATTGTAGTTTGCCTGTTTGTGGTTCTGGCTTTGGAAGTTTCTGGATCATATGCAGGTCCTTTAAGAGGACCTGATAAGTTGCCACGAGCAGTATTTTTAATATCATATAGACGACGTAGAGTTTGTAATTTCTGTAAAATAGGCATAGTCATAGCATTTACTCGTGAAGTAGCATTTCCATATCTAACCCTAGCATATCTTGGATGTGTTCTTTCAGTGGGACGTAATAAAATGGACTTTCTGCCTCTGTCATCAGCGAGTCCATGTTTTCTTATGTTAGCAGTTCCTCTAAACATATCTTGAACAGGTGCATGTTGAGAGCGTCTGATACCTGAGTTAATTCCACCAACTGCTTGTTTAGAATTTTGAGAAGCCATACCTTGAAACGTATATGGTCCAGTGTCTTTAATGCCTCTCCATTGTGGTTTTGTCAATACCTTTTTGGGACGCAACAACCCTTTTAAGAAACTACCGGTAGTACGAATCCATGAAGATGGACCTAATTCAGTAACTTTTTTATGTGTTTTATGAGTGTATTTACCAGGAGCGTGTGGTTTGTATCCCAAATTGGGTGCACCCATGATCCGACTTGGTACATTATCTGTTTTAGGCTGATCTACAGGTCGAAGTTGTTCAGTTGTAATAAGTCCTTGTTTTTCGATTTCTTTTTGATACAAATATTGTTGTAAGGGATCATCTGGAGTTGCTTTGTGTCCAAGACCCAAACCTGGGGTCATCTTAATCTGTTCAAAAGGAAGTACATTATTATGAATTGTACTGCGAGGTAATCTTTCTTCCTCCAATTGTCTCATATCAATTGGTCTGAACTGAGCTCTTGTATCATGAAAAGCGGCTCTTCTCTCTTCTTTATTGACCTTATATGCATCTGGAGTATTACCTGTATAATTTTCCATACGTCTATCTAAGTTATCCATCTTATCTACATTAAATCCTTTAGGTTTTAAAACCTCATCAGGATGTAAATTGATAGGAGGGACTCTGTCATTAAAAGTGGTTGTATGTCTAGGAGGGATTTTAGGAGGAGGACGATCTACTGCACGTGGTAATGCTCGGCTTTTTTCAACTGGTTTTGCCGCAACATTTGTTGGGGGTTTGATTTGGTTTAAATAGTATCCTATGCCCAAAACTACTGCGATGGGCAGAACAAACATTCTTTTTATTTACTACCTGTAATTTCATCCAACCGACCGCATGTGGTAGTGTGTGTAGAAGGAAATACCATGCCATTCCATGCAGATGAAGTGGAATAAGAGTCAGAATCAGTAGAAGGAGTATTTTGACAAGGAGGAGCAGGTGGAGGAATTTTAACAACAGGTTTGTGGTTGTCTTTCATCACATTTCTAGAATTCACATTGAAATCAAAACATGGGAAATTACTTCGTCCTTGCATATTTGGACAAGTGTAATCCCATCTGGATACACTTATTTCTTTCATTGGAGGATTCATAAGACGTGTTGGTTCGGATTGCAGTTGTTTACATTCTCTCATTGGAGGAGTGGAGTATTTTGGTTCTTCTGCTTGTCTTGTTGGACACCATTTTTTGTAAGGTCCACCAGATAAGCCATTAATATAATTACTGACATCAATATTGGGAGTGGTGCCTACAGTGGGTTGACAAAAGGGTTGACATTGCGGAGCTCCTTGTTGAACTTTGTGTTGTAAAGGAGATTGTGACACATCATTCAGATAACGCAGGGCACATGGATCATTCCTGAGATCACAACGACTCATGGGTATTTATTTACTTATTAGGAGAAAATCGTGAATTGGGAATTGGACACGAAGCCATTTTAATAGGCTGTGCAGCTGGTACTGCAGGATGACCTGCTAGTTGACAAGGTGGTAGATATTCCATTTCATATTTGCGAGTGGTGTTTTTTGAACTTGGACATTTACTGCTTGTATTCATCATACCTTTTAGATCACTTTCTAAATCAATTTGATTTCCCAATCCTTTGACTTGTGCATGAGCTGGACCGCTAGGTAGACCAAGTTCAGGAGTACATTTATCACAGTTACTATACATAAGAGGGTACATCACATACTCTAGAGCACTACGGTTTACATTTTCATGCATTTTGGAAGTACAAGGATCATAAAGTTGGTTAGTTATAGACATAACTGTTTTATATCATAGAATTTAAAATATGGAATCCGATGACCAAAAAAATCAACGTGTGTTAGATAGTGTTTTATGGAAACCACAAATCAGACCATCGTGTCAGCACAAAATCCCTTTAAGACCTGAACCGCCCATAATTACCAATTGCCAAAACCGTCAACCTCGTACCCACAAACTATTTATTGCATCTCCCAAAATACCAGAAGGTCCTAATGCACGAAATATACCTCTTGAAAATTACATCAGGGCAGGAGAAACAAGTATGATGCAAGACAAAAAATCACATCATGTTAACAGTCTAGAACGAGAACTTGATATCAAACCTAAATATGCTGATGAGCATTATGATGACTATGTCAAAATGTTAAATTTTCATGAACCCCATTTTTCACATCTCAGGAAGTCATCGCCCGGATGAATTTTTCACGATCATCTGGTATAACTGTACAAGGCATTGTGTAAAAAACATGTGCTGCATCGTCTCCATCTTTGTGTAAAATTTTATTCATTGATTCTCTAGCTTTTTGGTTCATTATAGTGTCACATGCGGGAGGTCGATTAGGAAAATATTTGTAATGAGTAGGTAATATGTTCATGGTTGGATTATCTTCAGTTGGCATGACACATTTACCTTGATATCTTGTATCTTCTATATTCAAAGCATCTAACAAATTTTCTTTTGCTTCATCTTTCCTACTTGCATAACTGTACACTACAATAGTGAAAAAAGCAGCAAGTACAATAAGAGCAAATACATTGAAATTACCATTACTAACCATGTAAAAAACCAAAGAAAGTATTATTGAAAAGCGCATAATACTGTTCATCTGTTCTTCTAAATCCATGCCTTTAAGAGGGATTATTTTGTAATAATTATCATAGTCAAGCAAAAAACTTTTAACATCTTCTAACCAAAACATTTTTCACTTTTACATTCACAATCACTTTGATAGCATGTTCTTAATCTGCTCAAGATCAAAACTTGGCTGTCCACTCATACCACCACCGGTTGGACCTCCTGCACTTGTAAAATCTTTGAAAATAGATCCACATTCTTGAAGCATTTTTCCAAAATCTAAATCACCCTGACCATGTTTGTTTTGAAAGTATTTTGCAGTTTTACCAAACATGTCTTTTAGCCTGTCAGGTTTTAGAAATTCTTCAATATTTTGAGGATTTTTAGAAATATCTTTACCATCAAAGCATTCCTTAAAGATATCCAATCCCATTTTTCCAATTTGAGAGTTCCTAATAGACTCTGGTAAATTGTTTATAGCATCAGCTTCATCTTCATCTTGCTTATCTTTTTCATCATATTTATTTCCTTCATCTTTTGGAAGAATTTTACTCTCTTCTTGAGAGTATGTGTTAAAATGTTTAAGAATAGATCTCAATTTTTCATCATACATGCTATGTAGATCTGTTTCAATCTCTTCACCATTTTGTACTTTTTTAATAACTTGTAATACGATTTTCAACATAATGTCTGCATCTTCCTGGTCTTCCATAAGAAAAACATGAAACAATGCTGACATCAGGTAAACATAAACTTTAATGCTAATTTGTAGTTCTGGTTTAGACAGTTTTTCAAACACTTCTTCAACAGTAATACCATTTTGACAAAGATGATATGTGGATGGCAATTCACCAGATGATACTAGTTCCTCAAAAATTTGAGGACATTCCTGCCATTTCTTTTTAAGAAAATCAGTGTTTTTTAGAGTATTATTGTTTTTGACTTTGTGTGTACTAGTAATTCGAGTTTTTAGGTCATCATCACCCACATTATTGTAAATACAATCAATCATCTCATAAAAATATTTGTTAAAGATGTAGTTAGAGGACTTTTTAGCAAGTTGTTGATGCATGGTTCTAATTTACTTGAAACTCTATGATTTTATCTGAATAAGAAACGCGTTTCTTATATTGATTGTAAGCTTTTTGACATTTTTCCAATGCTATCAAGATACATCCAAACAGTTTCTTTCTTGTTCTTGTCTATGACCGGCCACAATGTACATAAATCTCTCCACATTGGAATGATCATCATGGCTTCAAATCCGCTACCTAATTCATTAAAATCAATTGACAAAAACAGTTGTTCATTTTTGGTTTCAATGTCACTATAGTATTTTTTTAGCAAACCATCAAACGTAATCAAAACTCGGGTTTTGTCAAAATACAATCCATAACTCATCATGGATTTATAGCTTGAAAAATTGACATTTGTTAACTCCGCTTCACTTGAATATTGATCTAATATTGTCATGAATGACATCACCTCTTGATTGAATATATCAACAGTTACATCTGATAATTCCATTGTTGCCTTTGATTTTGAATATCTAATATATCTTGTTCTCTTTTAGCGACCATTCTTTTTATGTCATCTTCTGATATATTTCTTGAAGATCTTTCAATCTTTTGTGTAAAAGGGAATGGGGCATTATTTTTAGATGGTGGTACTTGATCAGAATCATAGGATCTAGGTTTTCGTAATGAATTTGTTGGCATCGAAGATGAAAGAGAAGGGGAGTGAGAATGAGAAAATGCAGGTGCGGAAGATTGAAATGGATTCATATATCCACCATCTTTTTTATCTAATTCTCCACCAGACATTGCACCTGTAGGTTGATCAATATCTACTAATGAAATACCTGGTGTTATTATTGTTTCGGATGGATTATTGAGAGGACCTCCTGTATCTCCTCCTACTCTTCCTGCTTCATATGATGGTGGTTGAACCAAGGGCGCCATTGGAGACATATTATTATCTCCACCAGTTGAAGGTATTAAATTTCCAGTCTTTGACTCTTCCATTTTCCGAAGAAATGCTGATAATCTAATTAGGGGTATATGATTTTTAAAAGCATCTAGAACATAAGGTATAGTATTTACAAACGTTGGAATTTTGTCCCTGTACCTATCGGAATTTATAAGTACAAAATTGTCTCGCAAACCTCGTTTCATAATCTCTTTAATAACATATTGACTTTCAGGAGAATCTTGTTTAAAAAATAAAATGTTATGTCCAACAGATATAGGATTCTGCATTGATATTTATCTTTATTGATAATTCATTAAATAATTATTAAACAAAACCACCACAGAAAAATTGAAAAACAAGATAAACTTTGATTCATACAGCAAAGTAAATAACAAAATGAGTTCAAAAACATTTATTCTTAAAGATATCCCATTATCTGTAGTTAACGGTATTCGCCGCACAGTTTTAAATGGCATTCCTAATGTAGCAGCTAATGCATCTTCCATGGATATTAAAAGAGTTGATGGACATATGGAATTTATAAAACATAGAATAACCCTAGTTCCAATGCATTTTAATGAAAAAGAAATTGAAAACTTTAATCCCAATAACTACAGATTTGTATTAAGTGTTAAGAATACAAGTATTGATAATCTATCTGTAACTTCAAAAGACATTGAAATATACAATCCCAATAATGGAGAAAAATATCCTCCCAACTTTCACGCACGTATTTTCCCTGCCAACAAAATTTCAAAAGATCATGTTCTTATAACTCGTCTTCATCCAAACAACTACAACATGAAAGAAGGAGAAACAATACATATTGAGTTTAGTGCAGAAAAAAATATAGCTAAACAACATGTATGTTTTATGCCTGTTTCTAAATGTAGCTTTTATTATCAGATAGATGAGGAAGCTGCAAGCAATGCCCGAAAACAATCATCAAACCCTAAACAATTTGATATTCATGACCGTTTTCGTCACTTCAAAAAAAATGACAAAGGAGAACCAAATGAATTTGTGTTCTCAATTGACTCAGAATGCGCATTATCTCCAACATATTTGATAAATAAAGCGTTGCAAATTATTAAGGAACGACTTATTACCCTGGTTTACACAACTAAGAATTTGGGAAACAACTATTGGGAAATTATAATTAACAAGGAAGACAGTTCTATAGGCAACATGATTAATTCTTCTATGTTTGACAGAATGAAAAGTCCTCTATCTTTCGTGGGTTATTACTCAAAACATCATCAGTTAGTTGAGCAAATTGTTATCAAAATGGGATTTGACAAAGAAATGAAAGAACGAGAAGTGAATGATTTTTTTGACAAAGAGGTTGACCACCTTGTAAACAATGTTCTTGATATCTCATTAGAATGAAAATGCAAGAGAATAATTATACACACGATCTTATTGAAAATGCTGTTAATAATTATCAAGATCAACTATCAAGCTTTTATGATGAAGAATATAATCGTTTAGAAACTGTAGAACAACGAATAGATTTCTCTTTGGTTATTCAAGATATAGCTGAATTTCTAGCATCTCCACCTTCACAAAATATATTTTTTTCAAATTCTATTCCTGTTTTTAAAGCCAAATTTATTGTAAGTAATCAAGGTAATTATAAAGCTTACAAAAAAACATGGAATGCTACCAATTCATTGGCTATGGATTTGAATAAAGAATTAGTTAAAAGAAAAAATAGCAATGCTGAAGCAGATGCAGCATTTTTATCAGAAAATCCAAATGGAAATTACAAAATTCCTACCGATGCATTAGCAATGATTGGAAATAAATTTTCAATTAGACGTATATTACCCACAGATGATTTACATTTTATAGGAACCAAAAACTTGTTTAATTCTTCTATTAAGATGTTTAATCCGAATGCTAGTATCATGGAATCAAACATTTCTGTTGGAGAACGCTTGATCGAAATGGCTATGGTCGAAAAAATACAAAATTATAAACCATATCTGAAAGTAATAGATAATGCCAATAACAATGTTAGTCCTATAGATCGAGCAATTTTTGAATGTCTAGCCGAAAATCTATTGATTCCGGAACCTTTTCAGCCATTTCCTACAACTCAATCTATTTCAATGTCTCCTAACAAGAAAAATGATGAACGTATAATTACATGTTTTCCAGACATTCAATCGGATGAAACAGACAGATACAAATTATTCACAGGCGGAAATGGAAGGGAAATGCATCAGGATGTAGAAATAGATCACAAGGCAAATATAATAAATTACAAGAATGTTAAAGAAGGGATTAACACCGAAAAAGAGGAAGAGGATTATAAAGGATTATTACATGAATTTAATTTGATACATTTACCTTCTGATTATCGCGAGAATATAATTTCATATTTAGAATTGAAACATGGCGGAAAAGAGTCTCAAATCATTAAAGAATATGAAAAAAGGACAGAAGAAGTATTAGAAAAGTTTGAAAAACATTTGAAAAAAATCAATAAACCAGCATCTGCTAATGCTCACACTAAGATAATTGAAAAGAAGAAAATGGAAATGGAAATAGACATTGCTAAGGAACAATTAAGTATGTTAATGAGTCTTATTGCATTGTATACAGTGGCAGTTATTATTAATCGTCCTAAACAAATTATTAAAAATGTAGATACCAGATTTATGCCTTCAATAACTTCGAATACAAGTCTAGATTTACAGATTGAACAATATATGAAGTATTTTATTTTGGTTATGGTTAATTCAGCATCTAGTAATTCATATGTATCTATAATTAAGGCATTTTCATCAAATTTGAAAATGTTACTTTCTATGTGCACAGAGCGCTTTCAAAGTATTTTAATTGAGTATCCTTCTTTCAAGGAAAAAATATTCCAAAACACACATCGTTTAAAAGTTATTGCATCAAAAACATTGAAAGAAATATGGGATACATTTAAACCTATTCCTAAAATACCATCATGTAATAACTGTGTGAATTCCAATGTTCTGCCAATTGTGTCTTTTATGAAAAACCTACATTTTGAAACACACAAAAACTTTCCTCATACTAATTTTCAAGCATATTATCCCACGTTTTTGATTGATACATTACCTACATATCCTGTAGTAGGGCGCCAAGAACTCCCTCATTTTAAATTTAAACTTACAAAACTTGGTAATCCAATTAATAGAGAATCAATTCGTCTTCCTCATCTTATACGTGACCTAAATATTAAACCATTGATTAAGAACTTAAGACAGAAACAAAATGTTCGTATTTCTAACGAACAATTAATAGAACAATTCTTATTGGAAAATACAGAGATACCTAAATTACAAGAAAACCAAGGTACCGTAATTCCATCCTTCATCCAATCTTATCTTAAGAACAATCCAGTACTTATAATTGACACACTTATACATGACATGGTTCATAAAAGCGTAATTGGTCAAAGATTTGTTACATCGCCTCCATTAACCACAATACCTAAAAAATATGCAGATAACAGGGAAAAATTAAATGAATTTCAAAATAGAAAACTAGAAGAAAAGCAAAATATACAAATTCTTTATAATTTACCTAATTTGTGGTTTGATAACGCAATCTTACAAAATCAGCGTTTGTTATTTCATGTATTCAAACATGCTTATGGAATCGATGCAGAACCAGATGTTTCGATGAATCATCAATTTGTAAATAAACACGATTTGAATAAAGAAATTGAAACATCTAAAAATAAAAACACTCAGCAATTCATTAAGAACAGACAAGACGAAAAAAGAAAAATGGATGAAATTCAGTCTCAAATCCTAGGAAAAGAAATGAATATAGACTTCAAAGACGTAGATATTGAATACATTGATTGGAACAAAGAAGATAATGTGGATAACATTGATGTTAGTAACGATAATGTAGAATTCGACTATGGAGATGGAGATGGGAATGAGAATGAAGATGATTGAGATTGTCTAAATTTTTCATAACAATCTCTGGCGTATTCTGGGTCAACTACACCTTTACAGACCATAGGATAACTGTTATTAGAAATTTCTTCATATCTAAATCCTTTACGCTTAACATTTAAAGGCATGTCACAATATCCATTGGTACATCCCCAATTTTGTCCAGGAAGGAAATGTGGGCATTCCATATCACTTTTACATAATCGATCCCAAATACCGCCATATGCATCACATTGTCCTTTACTAGCTATTTTATCTTTGTAAATAGATGTATGAAGACACACAAATTGATCTTGATACTTATGTTTATCAAAAGAATAGGTACATATTATCCATTTCTTATTAATTTCTAATATTTTTCCAGTTAGGTCACCTTCTCCAGTTCCTACAATATGAATACAGAAATTTTTGAGACGCGAGTCAAAAAATTGCGAGTCTTTGTTAGATATTTTCTTTTGTTCTTTTTGAACATCAATGAGTAACAAGTCATTGTTTCTTAGGCTCATTGTCGCAGGATCCCATGTGAGTTTTAATCCAGTTGCTCCTAAATCAGGTTCAAACATAAAAAGAGTGTCATTTTCATAAGAAAATCTTTGATTTTTTAATTGCAATATATCTCCAGGCATTAAATCTACACCTTTTTGCCTAGAACTACCCAATCGGAATTGTTTGTAACTAAATTTGGAAAAGTCTGTCAATGTCATGTTTGGTTGTATATGTTCTTGAATTAATACTGTGACAGGTGACTTTGAACGCAAGTTTTGAAAAGTTTCAAAATATCCAGCTTTATTATCATTTTCTAACATCGTAGGGAAACCAATTTGGTCATACATGTTAATGGCTGCAGCATTTTCATCAATATCTTTATTGGTGATGTAATAACCGTCAAATATACCTTTCCAGAATTGTTTGGAAGATGTTGAGCTTGTTTCATCTGCAAAGCACAGTGTATCAAAAGCAAATGAGGTATATGCTATTTTGTCATGTGTAAAATCTTGTAGGCGAACATATGGCATGGCCTTTCTGATAATGACATTAGAGTTTGCATAACCTTCTTTTAACAAAACAATATCTCTATGATAATCGTATATTTTAGTACTTTTAGCAAGAGTCTTTCTCAAATGGTCTTCTCGACCAAATATTGGAGTGAATCCCTCTAGTTTACCACCTAGTAATGGGAACATGATATTTTGCGATATGTCATCAGCTTCCTGGTTTCTCACTTGTGGATCATAATCAATCTCGTCATTAACTAGCAAAAAAAAGTATCGGTTAGCTAGTTCTTGTTTTGGTTGAGGAGCATAGAATGCATACAATAGTGCTAATCCACTACCTTGCATCAAGTTTTTTCTGTAAGCTTGATATGAGCTCATAAATTGCATACTTTTATAAGTTTCTGACACATCCCCTACAGGGAAGGATATTGTCATTGATTCTGTATAACCCAGTTTCATCACGAAAAGTATCAGTGCAACGTAGAAAACACTGAAAAAAAGGCAAAGATGCATTTCAAAAAAATGATATTGGCTTTGGTATTGTATGTATTATTTTTCAGTATTGGGGTGTTATCTATAGAACAGTTTGGAATGGAAGAACCTCCGAATACATTTCCCAATCTTAACATTTTATCAGTTTTTGTAATATATTGGTTAGTTAATTAAGAAATAAAAACCTTCTTGTCAAGAAAGAAAAAGAAGTAAGATGCCACCTAAAAAACAAGTCACTGAAAGTGTCAAAGATCCCAAAAATACACCAAAAATGAAGCAAGAAAATCAACAAAAAGCAGGAGCTCAATGCACCATATCTTCAAATAAAAGTACAAATATTCAAGGTCTAACTCCTAACGGAACATCTAGTTTATCTCAGCCTAAACCCGCAACAAATCTACCTGATATGTCATTGTTAACAACTCAACTTCCTAATGCGAATATGCCGAATGATGTATCATTTGGATCTATGGGACAATTCCATCCTCCTGTTCATACAAGTATTCAGACGGTTGGTGGTCGCAGAGTAGCAAGTGCCCGTGGAAAAAGTGTAAAGGGTGAAGAAGGTAAGAAAACAGTTAAAACTCATAACCATAAACCTTCTCCTAGTACACAAGGAATTCCATCACAGTTGTTAAATGGTTTAAGTGCTCGAAAAATTGCACGTGCCTTGGAAAAAAACAAAGGAGGATTGGGAGAACAATTGAAGAGTATGGGACTCAGTGAAAAAAAGAATCACAAAGGTTAAAAGGAATAAACAACATGAATGACTGGGGTATTGTAGATGCTTTTTTTAAAGAAAACCCTTATCATATCACTAAACATCATTTAGACTCATATGATTCTTTTATTACACATGATATACCAAGGGTTATTAAGAGTTTAAATCGTAATTTTAGTATATCAGCATCTGATAATAAAAACAAATTGAAACACAAGATAGAAATATTTGTTGGAGGGGAGAAGGGAGATGCCATTCATTTTGATCACCCCACTCTTACACGTGATGGCGAATCCAGAAGTATGCTTCCAAATGATGCTCGTATTAATGATCTGACATATGCGATTAATTTAAAAGCGGATGTAGATGTGATTCATTATAATTATGATAAACGCGGACAAACCACTCATCTCAAAGATGTTAAAATAGGACGTATTCCTCTCATGCTCCACAGCAATATGTGTATTCTTCGTGACAAATCAGCAGAATTGTTGAGTGAAATGGGTGAATGTATGTACGACCAAGGAGGATATTTTATAATTGATGGAAAAGAAAAATGTGTGGTTTCACAAGAACGTAACATCACTAACCAAATCTTTATAACAAAATCAAAAGACCCAATCTACAGTTATGATGCTTTTATTCGGTCTACTGTTGAGACAGAGTCAGTTTTTCCAAAGACAACAATGTTTAAAGTATTAAAGGATAAAAATGCTATAACTGTGGAAGTCCCTCATTTAAATTTTAAGGTTCCTTTGTTCATGCTGTTTCGTGCATTAGGAATAGAAGATGATAAATCTATTTTGCAATATATTGTTCAGGGCAGTGATTTAAATTCTGAAGAAAACAGACTTATTGTGAATTTTATGTATCCAAGTATTGTAGCTGGTAATTTATTACATACAAAAGAAGAAACCTTAAATTTTCTAAAAGATTTTACAGAGTATAAAACGACTGCTAATGTTGAATACATTTTATGGAAAAATTTGTTTCCTAATGTAGAAGGTGAAGACGAATATGGAAATGTGGTTCATTTTCAAAAGGCTCTATTTTTAGGACATGTAACTAAGAAGTTAGCCAAGGTAGCTCTGGAAATTGATCCTATTACTGATCGTGACAATTATATGTATAAACGTTTGGCAGTTTCCGGATTTTTGTTTGCAGAAATTTTCAAAGATTTTTATAATAGCTATAGGAAGTCTATTTTGAAACGTTTGCAACATATGTACAATTATGGAAATTGGAAACAAAAGAATGTTTTGGATAAATCAATAACGGAAAATAATAAACATGAAGTTTTTATACACAAAATAATTGATGATGGTTTTTTAACATCTTTAAAAGGACAATGGGGTTTGGAACGTTTACAAAATGGAATTGTACAAGATCTTAATCGTTTTAATTTTACATCTTACATTAGTAGCATGAAAAAAGTTAGCAGTCCATTGGATCCAAGACGTGCCACACGTGATGCACATCAACTTAACTGTTCACAACATGGAATAATGTGTCCAATTCAAACTCCTGAAGGAGAAGAAATTGGATTATCAAAAACAATGTCAATGGCGTGTCATGTTACTCATTTTCAATCTAGTAAGCCTGTCATAGATGATTATATAATGCCTATATTTGGAGAACATATAATCATGTTAAATAATATTTTACATGGAGACCGTTTAGACAGAAACTGGATTAAGATTTTGACAAATAATACATGGATAGGCTGTTTAACAAATGATACTTTGACACCACAGATTATTGAACTACTTCATCTTTTGAAACAAAATGGTTTTTTAACATATATTTCTATTTCTTGGAATATTCCCATGAGGGAGATTTATATATTAACAGAACATGGTCGTACTTCTCGTCCTTTATTTGTTGTAGATGAAAATAACAAATTGCGTATAAAAAACAAACCAGGTCATGTTGGTAATTTTTATGGTGCAGTTAATGGAGACAATAAAACGTCTTGGGAAGACTTGAAGAAAATGGGACGTGTTGAGATGATGAAGAAACTTCGAACAACTGCAGGTTCGATAGAATATGTGGATGTACAACAGACGAATTACAGTATGATTGCTATGTATGCTTCACAACTTGAAAATAGCAAAACAATAAAGTACACACATTGTGAAATTCATCCATCTTTCATGCTAAGTCCTTACACATCTATTATTCCTTTTTCTAATCACAACCACTCCCCTCGTAATGTGTTTTCTGCCGGACAAGGAAAATGGTCTATAGGACGTTATGCTACAAATTATGATTCTCGTATGGATACAATAGCTTATATTCTTCATTATCCTCAGGCTCGTTTGGTACAAACGAGGTTTTCTAAGCATATGCATGATAATGAAATGCCAATTGGAGAAAACCTAATGGTTGCTTTGGCTTGTTTTAGTGGATATAATCAAGAAGATTCTGTAATCTTGAACAAATCATCAGTGGAAAGAGGTATGTTTAACATCACAATGTTTAAAACTTATAAATCAGAGGAAGAAGAAAATGATAATGTTCGTATTGTGTTTGGAAATCCATATGAATACGAGGCAAATGGTCACAAAGTAAATATTAAGAAATACGCAAATTATGAGACTTTAGATGAGAATGGTTTTCCCAAGGAAAATACATATCTTCAGAACAAAGATTCTATTATAGGAAAGGTTAAGATAGTAGAGGATCGTGATGCGGCTATGATGAATATGATGATGGGTGATCAAGAGATGAAGGCCACTTATACTAGTGAAACTGAGATCTTAGATAAAACAATTGAAGGTTATGTGGACAAGGTTTATGTTAGAGAGAATTACAGTACGGGTATGAGAAATGCTAAAATAAGGTTGAGAAAAATGAAATTACCAGAGTTGGGAGACAAAGTAGCATCAACTCATGGACAAAAAGGTGTATGTGGTATGCTTGTACCGCAAGAATCAATGCCATTTACAGCAAATGGTGTTGTACCAGACATAATTGTCAATCCTCATGCGTTTCCTTCTCGTATGACAATTGGACATCTTTTAGAAGCGATTGTAGCTAAATCAGCTGTACATGAAGGTATTATTGCAGATGGAACTCCTTTTGAAGATATATCAACAGATGCTTATCAAGATGCTTTGGAAAAAAATGGTGTTGAAAAACATGGTTTGGAGATTATGTATGATGGAAACACTGGACAACAAATAGATGCTGAGATTTTTTTTACACCTACCTATTATTATCGTCTGAAACACATGGTTTCTGATAAAATCAATTACCGTAATGGATCAAAAATAGGTGGCGGGAAAGTTGATGGACTAACATTGCAACCTACTCAGGGACGTGCTAATGAAGGAGGTCTAAGAATAGGTGAAATGGAAGTGAATGTATTATATGCCCATGGAATGGCTGGATTTGCCAAGGAATCATTGTCTGAACGTTCAGATGGTAAAGTATTTCAATTGGATGATAAAAAGGAAGCTATAACCAATATTCCAAATTCATGGAGTAGCATTCAAATTCCAAACTCCTTTAAATTATTAACCCAAGAACTGCAAACTATGGGTGTAGGACACAAAATCAATATCTAAATGAAAGCATTGATCTCTTTAAGACTTAAGAACGTTTGTTGTGACAAAGCTTTCAATAATGATATATTTGGTAATTCTTTTAATACGTATATAATGTAATTACAAAACTGGTAAAGAATGAAACTAAATATGATTGGAGCGCCTACTAAAGGAATTCCCATATAAATAAAATTATCAATATTTTTCCAGGTTGTCACATGATCCATTATCATTACAAAAAAGGTTGTAATAAAAAGAAGCATATCTTTGATTTTGGGAATTTCAGTGGAAATGAATTTTGTAAGTTTTGGGTAATGTTCTTTCCAGAATCTATTAATATTAAACAGTAATAGATTAAAATCTTGATTCCTCCATTGAGTCCCTACATATATTTTTAATTCAGACCTTGCATTCCATAAATAGTAGAGAATTGCACGGAATTTTTCCATTTCATTTTTCATATTTATCTAAGCACTCTTACTTTATTAGAAGTGTAATAAAAGGTTTCAATGAATAGTCAATCCACAAATGAAAGACATAACAGATATAAGATCATAGCATTTTGTATATTGTATTTTGTTATTGTGTACGGGTATATGTTCAGTAAGAACGGTAGTTTTGATGACATAACTGAAGAATATGTGAAGAAATTTTGGGAGACCAATTCTACATTCATAACAGAATTAATGAATAGATTCAACATGAAAAAGAAATCATCTACAATTGATATAATTTCGGATGCATGTTGGATGTTTGTAAGTGAACGAGGTAAAATACTAAGATTTTACAGAAGTCCAGCACAAATCGGAATATGGGCAACCGCTTTTTTTTATAAAAAAACATCTAAAGGATTAATAAGATTAATTAGTGGATTTACGCAGAAATATATAGAAAACAATGATTTATTTAAAAATTGATTTATGAATATACTTATGAATGTAGTAAGTTTTAAAAAATGGGAATCAAGGGTCTATTTTCTTTCATACAGCAATATTGTAAGAAAACTGGTTCACAAACATGTGTAAAAAGTATTACTTTAAAAGATTTAAAAGGCAAAACCATTGCTATTGATACCTCGATTTTTGTATATAAATTTGTCATATCATGTGGTACAGGAGGGCATTATGTGGCAGCTTTGAAAAAATTTATTGATTCAATCAAGAAAAATGAAATAAGACCAGTATTTGTTTTTGATGGAATACCTCCTACTCAAAAGCAACAAACTTTAGATGACAGAAAAGCTAAGCAACCTATTGCTTTAGTATGTGATCAAGATTTTGCAAATGTACGAGAATTGATTGAATCTATGAATGTAGATATTGTGGATGCACCTGGAGAAGCAGAAGCACAGTGTGCTCATTTAAATAGACAAGGTTTAGTGGATTGTGTAGCATCTGAAGACATGGACACTCTATGTTTTGGAGCTCCCTGTTTAATTCGAAATTTTAACACTTCAGGGAAGCCAATGACTCAATTGACATTGGATAATGTATTAAAAGATTTAGGAATGACAAACATGGAAGAATTTATTGATTTTTGCATTTTATGCGGATCAGATTATGCAGTAAGTCCTTATGGAATCGGTCCTATTAGAGCTCATGGTTTAATAACAAAACAAATGAAATCACTTGAAAAAGTTGCAGAAGAAAATAATATGGATCCAATTCCTTTTAAAGAAGCTCGTCAGCTTTTTATAAAACCAAATGTAATATAAACATAAACAGATTAAGTGTAATAATTATAAAATGATTTTAGGAGAAGTTTCTTTTTGTGGCAAAAAAGCCCAGAATCTTAAAAGTGACAATGTCAAACAGAAATTGTTGAATGATTTAGACACAGCTTTTGGATTACGTGTGATGCAAAAGCATCATGACAATTATAAACAGAGTATTCTTTCTCGTCTTCAAAAGACACCTCATTATATATCTACAAAAACATGTGGAAATCCATATTATTTATATTTTACAAAATATGAAAATAAAAACATTTGTGTTTTTATAGATAAGAAAATCCAAAATGGATACATTTACCCTAGAATGATAGTAACTAAATTAGAATTTATTGATCAAATGTATGAAGGATTAGATGGACAAGGGATGGTGTTGAATGGAGAAATGGTATGTGCCAATGGGGATTGGACTTTTTTGATTAGCGACATAGTACTACATCATGTAAAGAACCAGACTTCTAAATTTATTGATCGCTTAAATACATTGTATTCTGTTCTTCATAAATATTTTACTCCTTCTGGATCGGATGTGTGTTCATTGGAAGTGAAGCGGTATTTTACCTACGACAAGATAGATGAATTAGAGGCTTTTATTGCCGATCTTCCATATACTTGTCGTGGTCTTTTTTTCAAACCTGTTTATGATTGTGATTTTCTAGATGTCATGTATAATTTTGAACAAACACCTATGCAAAAACAAAAATTTAAATATTCCGAAGATTCATCAAATCCCACATTCTTCTGTTCAGTGCCTTCAAAAAATGAAGGTCCTAATATTGTATGTAGTCCTCCTCCAGTACATATAACTCCACCACCTCCTCCACCTCCTTTACCTCCACCATCTTTTAATAAAAATAACTCAACTGGAAACCCCAATGAATTATCTGGAATAATACATTGGTGGACAAAAAAAACTCCTGTTGTAGATGTGTATGAATTGTTTGATGATAGTGATATTCATGCTACTAACACGTCACCATCTTTTATTGGAATAGCTCATATTTCTAGTCTTGTAATGAGTCGATGGATGCGAAATAATTTTGTAAACTTAAACATGTTTCAAAAGATTGAGTTACCATTTCATTGGAATAAAGAGTTCCATAAATGGACTCCTATTCTATGATTTGTGTGATCTATTTAATCACAATTTTTACATTCACTATCTTTTTTTAAATAATACCATATAACCGGTATTGAAAGAAGTAAAAAGGTCCATATTAGCCATATTTTGTATATTAGCTTCATGAAAAAATTGAAATAGGAACATAAATAACAGTTATCTTTTAATTTTGAAACAAAAATGAATGACATTCAAAACAATGCGATTGACCTAATTGAACAGAAAATTGGTCATCTTGTGAATTCCAAAGTTTTAGAACTCCATTGTAGAAAATATGTAGCAGAATTTGCTGATAAGAAGAAAATAGGAAAGTTTTGGAGCAATCCTTTGTTTCATGATTTGTATGCTCATAAAATACAAAGTGTGATTTTTAACATTCAACAGAATCCAGAGATAATAGAAACTTTTGTCGCAAAAGAAATTCCTTACAAATCATGTGAAGAATTAAATCCATCTCTTTGGAATAAAATAATTGAAAAGAAGAAAATTCAAGAAAAACATTTAGAAGAAAAACCAGCTCCTATGACAAATGAATTTAAATGTGGAAAATGTCACAAAAGAGATTGCATTTATGAACAAAGACAAATTCGTTCATGTGATGAACCTATGACTCTGTTTGTGACTTGCATTCACTGTAAACACAACTGGAGAATGTGAATTTATCTAGTGTTGAAGGGTCCAAAACGTTTTACAATCCACACAATAATAAAGATATTTCATGTTAACTTGATCATACATGATACATATTATTTCGGGTAATTTATTTTTTTTTGTTCCACAATCTTGAGGACACTTCACATTTGAAACTCGAGGAAGAGTCATATCGTATCTAATATTGTCAGTCTGATATTGTTGAAATGAACGTACATCATCATAAAAGTCTACTCCAATTATAGCTTTGTCATCAGTGTCTTTTTTTTCTGTTTCCGCGGAATATCGTTCAGCCATAACAGGGATTTTTTCTTTTTCGGATGGTTTAATATACTCTGTGTATCCACAATTGTGACAAACAAGTTGCATACCTTTGTTTACATCTTCATCTTTGGGCATTTTCCCATTAATATATAGCATGTTATGACAAGTATTACAGAATTTCATCCTTGTTGTTTTTTAATGTTGTCAGTATTTATATTCAATTTTTTATGTTTCCTATTTATAGAAGTAATCACAGGTGTATTTTCTGCAAAGAGAAGCAGGTACACAGTGTGTGAGTGAATAGAAGAATATATAGGAATTTTTACCTTATGATAGGTGTAAAATTATTAGTTTTTCCAGTGTATCTTCTTTTCAATTTTTGTGATACATGAAACAAATATAAAAATATAGAATGGTATCTTTATATGATAATCGAAGAGGATTTTTACTTCCACAAACAGCAAATACTCTTTCTCTTGGAAATCAAGAATATCCTTTGAAAGCTATTAATAGTGGTCAAGGAACTTTTACTGGTCGTGTTAGTGCAGCTGACTTAGAAATAGGTGGAACTAGATTTACCAAAGAAGACCTCACTTACACTCCTCCATCTTTTACAAAAGATAATAAACTGGAACATGTATATACTACTGATTTGACAGTTGAAAATGATATTAACTTGGGAGGTCACATTATTGGAAGTGGTGCTAAATTGGATCTAACATCTATCAAATCATCGATTGGTCCAGGTGCTCCAGATCTTCAAATAGGTTTCAGCAATAATCCATTTCCAAAGGCTCATATTCAAGATATTGAATCTGAAAATTGCAAAATAAATGATAAATGTACAGCTCGAGAATTTTATGGAGATGGACAAGGATTGTGTAATGTGACACCTTATTTGTTAGATGTTAAAACAGATATTCTAAATGATGGACAAAGTAATTATAATATTGGTAGCAAAACTAAACCTTTTGGAGATGTATATTGTCAATCTCTGGAAAGTAAAAATTTTATTAAAGGAAAACGTCTTCTCATTACCAATGCAAACTATCCCTTTAACATTGAAAAAAAAGTATTCATAGAATCTCCTCAAGTTGCCAGAGATGGAATTATTACAGAAGAACTAAAAGACAAATTAGGAGATAATATTGACATTCAAGCTAATACTACTATAACAGGGACTTCTTACACAGTTGATTTGAACTGCAAAGACGTGACAATACAATCGAGTGTGGCCTTTGAACCTAATGTCATTATGGGTACAATGGAAAAGCCTTTACAAGAATTTTATTGTTTTAATGGCCACTTTTTGAATTCTTATTCTAATTATGGAGATGTATCTATTGCTGGAAACCTTGAGGTAGGAACAAATACCACATTGAAAGGCTCATTGGTTTGTGAAGATATGATTTATGGAAATGGAAAGTTTATAGATGGAATTGACCATTTGGCTCCTCAGATATCTAATGTTGAACCCAAATATAATAATGAGTTATCTTTAGGTCAATCTAATAAGAGATGGAAAGAGATTTGGACATCTAATATGAATAGTAGCTTCATTGAAGCAGATACCATCAAAGTAAATTCAAATATCACTTTAGATGGTAGATCTTTAAAATATAATGACTGGGCAATTTTACAACCACAAGTGGCGGAATATGATAAAAATTCTTCTTTTAAATTTACTCTTAGTGAAAATACTACTACTTTTCTAACAGATATTGAGGGGGATAATGGACGATTTCGTTTCAAAAAGACGGGTGTTTATTCTTTCAACATGTTTGGAATCAATACCAACAATAGTATTCTAGATAATGATTTTATTTGGTCTATTGATCACTACCATTATGAACTTGGTCGCACTGTAACTCACAGAATGGTAGGTCTAAGAGGTTCAACCTTTTTCTTATATAAGAATGACATGATTCATGTCATGATTAACACAGGAGAACTTAAAGAAAAAAGATTAAGTATTCTTGATGCGGAACAAGGAGGACTAATTATTTCTTTGATTACAAGTACAGAAGCATAGCTCCTTCATTGGGTATTAATTTGAGTATATTCATTGTCTTTGTATACATTCTAAAACTTGCTGAACTGTGTTTAGGAAAGAAATCATAATAATCATCTTCCAATTCTACTACTATTTCAGCATCTCCAAGGGCATTAAAATTTATTGAACCCGAAGGTTGATATGCTTCTGGATTAATTGCAAACGAATACACCATTATACCAGGATTAGAAGGAATATTGCTATGGTGATAATATGAAGTAATTAAGTTGTAATATGAACCTGGAAGTTTAATAGTTCTTGACCCATTAACATTAAGATATAGTTCTTTAATTGGATTTTTATTAGTAGGTCCATATGTATATTTGTAAGGATCAATGCTGTTTTCAGGATTTTGATCACTTAAATTCTGAACCATGAACACAAGTTCTTTTACTGGACATTTGATGTTGATAGGTACTTTAAATGTTCTCTGACTAGTGATACATTCTGTGAAATTCACTTGTTCAATCATGTTTTCAGTGACCTTGGAATTCTTAAAAGCCTTTTCCCAAGATGCCAAATTGACATACTCTGACAGCATGTTAATATTTGGCTGAGAGATTGTACTTAAATCATCTAGAATAGGATTCTTGTTGTGCACAAGTTGTTCTATTGGCTTTAAATGCAAATCTAAGTAAGTTTCTTGAAATTTACTAAAACATAGTAAAGGTAATGCGTTCATATATGTTTTTGTAAAATGAAGGGTTAATGGGACATATATAGTGTTTTCTAGATCATTTCTTTGTGACATCATGTATCCTAAAGCATATCCCATTCCATTATTTTTGTTATGAGCGCTTTCTAATTGTCCTATTAGGTATAAGTATTCTCCAGTGACCGAAAAAACAGAAGTTCCTCCTATTCTAACATCAACACGGTCAATCATGGCATGACCCAAGTTGTGTACCCATTCCATATGTGAAGGAAGAGGAGGTAGTTTAATTTCCATGGTTAATTTAGAAAGCATGTCTCCATGTACTGGAATGTGCATGGACATATTATTTCCCCATTTCACAACATCTTTAAAATTCAAACGCTCCAATTGTGTAGCAAAATTGGTGTGTTGAGCAAAAGCAGGTTGAAAAAAACTGGTTTGTGGATTTAGAATATAGTGATTATCTTCTTCATCTCTGGCAAGAAGTTGGTTCAAAGCAACACTGGATGACATTTTTGTAAGAGTGTATATTTGTATGAGATGTCATAAATGAAATATTGTGAGAAACACAGCAATAAAAATTATTGTTATACCTACATAAATTTTTCTATCTTCAACCAGAAATGACTGCCAAGTCAAATCTTTGTTCATAAAAGAAATATATAACATATTCCATGTTTGTGTGAATTGTGAGATTAGTTGCCCTAGTTTGATATTATTAAAAAGTTCAGATAAATTTTCTTGTTGAAATTTCTGAGTTGATATACGTGATGCATTTTTCAGAGCTCTTTTTTCGGTATTTATGAGTTCTTGATAAACTTCACCTTCTCTAAAAGCATGTCCTTCTTCAGATGTATTTAATATAGACAAAAGAGCTTGATAATCAGCAACTGGGTCCATTTGTTTGATTTGAACAAAACATTTTTTCAACCATGTTAAAACACTCCTCCAAAATGAACATCCAACTTGTGTCCAACATGCTCCAAAAAATAGGCAGTACTATCTCAGCCATGCAAATAAGACTTCAGGCACTTGAAGACAACAGTACAAATAAGTCCAAATCGCAGATTGATGAAGACCTAAGTCTTGTGTATAATGGACAAAAAGATAAAGAAGATGTCAAAGAACAAGTTGATGAAATTAATCAGAGGTTAGAGTATCTTGAAACCGAATTGCGTGAAATGAAAAATGTTCAAAAACAAAACCAGAAACAAATAGATGAACAACAGAAACAAATAGACCAACAAAAAAAACAAATCGACGAACACCACAAACAAATAGATAAACAACAGAAATACATAGACGAAAAGCAGAATAATGAACAACTACAAGTCCCCAAGACAAAAAAGAAAACGAGTACTTGATCAAAGATTTTTGTGATTATATATGTTTAATTTGATTAAATGCTTCCTCTGCCGGTAAACCAATAGCAAAGAGAAACAAGGAAGATGGAAGAACATATAAAGTTTTACGAGCCTCCAAGATTAACTCCAACTAATCGTGTTCAACTGCATCGAGTTAGAGAAAATAATGAAACAATAGAAGATGTTCGAAAGGGATATATGGAACATGCCAGAATGATTTTTATGATAAAGCCAGAGAACAACAATCTAGAAAATTTTAGTGTTCAATGGATGAAAATTATTCAGGCTTACAAATGGTTTGTGATTAATGAATCGCCTTTGTTACATCCTCGTGACAAAACAAAAGTAGTTTCACAAATCAACACTGTCAAGTCAGCAATTACACAAATGAGCATTTTTGAAAAAAGTACAACATCTGATAAATTCTTAGAATTTCTTAACAAAGAAGAACCTTGGAGGTATGTAAAAGAAATGGCTCAATATTATTTTGACTCTTTATTGCCTGGTAGTAAGGAATATAATATTGCGAATCAAAATAGAGAAAGTATTATTCACTCTCATGAAGTCAATATGGGGTATTATTTTGATCATAAAGTGTTGCCAAAAATGCAATCTAATAAGTTAAGTTTGCCTAAAAAATCAAGTCAAGTAGATCTGGAAAATGTAATTGATTCAGTACGTGGTGAGAGAGCAGATAACAAAAAAAAACGAAAAACAGATGATTCTGATAATGAAAGTAGTCATGAAACTGAAGATAGTGAAAATAAGAAAAAGAAATTAGGGATCACTAGTGATGTCATAGGAGATTATTTTGCTAAAATAACTCCCAACAAAGAGACTTCTAAAGACACTCCTACAAAAAAAAGGCGGTTAACCCCTAATCAACTACCCAGTGCTCCCATAAAACCAGCAAGTAACCAGAATGAAAGAACATCTGCATTTAAGAAAGGTGTTATTGACTACATGTCACCTTTGTTGACTCCAGAAAACAAGTTTGATGACAAATATAATGAAGCCTTAGCTGAAGACATATCAGATGAAGAAGAAAGTTCTGATGAGGATGATGGTGTGTCAATAGATAAAAGCTTTATTAGTAAATCTGATGAAGATAATTTGGAAAAATGTTTAAGAGGAAAAATTTTACTAAATGAGAAAGACCAACAAAGGGCAGAAGAATTAAAATTTTTTAGTGAAACCAAATTAGGTGGATGTGTTAATCCTCGTTGTTTCCATCGTCAAGAATGTATTTGTAAGAAATACAAAACTTCTTCCAAGCACAAAAAACAGAAGAATTGATTAAAATTGGAATAGAAAGAGATATAAAATGTCACTCACATTTCACAAATTGGTAATTGATTCTAATTTAACTGGAACATATGCTGGATTACAAAATTATGACCAGAGTACAATGAATATTGATGACAGTGATCCATGGGTTATAAACTGGAGTACAAGTAATAAAGGATTTGCTTTAGATTGTTTTCAAAAAGGAGTTATTTTGAGTAATGGTGTTATAACATTGGAATCATCTTTTGACATACCTGGAGTGAGGTCATCCAGACTTCACGAATTTGAAACTTTTTGCCCTTTTGGATTTTATTTTTCGGATAATCTTTTTGTTGAAAGTCAGAAGATGGATTTTAAAAAAGGAATTTTAGAAACCAATTACAAATTCATCAGAGATGAAGAAGTTGTTAGATGTGTAGCTCGTATCTTTGTTTCACAAAATGATGCTCATGTAGTTCAACAAGAACTTTTGTTTGACAAACCAAATATTAAAGTTTATCGTAAGGTCTATAGTAAACCTAATATTTATGGCATTCAATACCATAATGGACTCGAATATCAAGAAGACAGTACATTACCAACCAGTATGCAGATGCTGAGTGGTGAAGCTACTTTGGCAGACAGTCATCGGACTGCAGTAGCTTTTGCTTCTTCTTATACATGTGATGACATGGAGTATCTTGGTATGAAAAGAACTGATTATGGTGCAACATGCTATGAAGTTATCAAAATAAATACAGCATTCAACCCTGTTAAAGTAGCTACTGTATTGGGCAGTGAAAAAGATTTTGAGAAGCCATATGACAAATTACGTGTCATGCTTGCCAATAGAAAAGAAGATGGTTTTATAGAACAGGAAAATGCCTGGAAGGTGTTGTGGAATAGAGGCACTGTTGAAGTAGCAGGATCTATTACAAACGCTTTGCGTGCCGCATTGTATGAATTATGGGTACAAGTGAGACCAACAAATTATGTAGATTCTGACAAACTTTTATCTAGTCTAGAGGGAATGGCATATATTTTACCACTTTATGTGATGATGAGACCATCTGTAGCAAAGACAATGATAGAACATCTACCACATTCTCCTTTGTTAGCTTTTCATGCTTGGAATTGTTATAGAGCCTCTGGAGACAAGAACTGGTTACGTCTCCATGGATTTCCTGTCATAGAAAGAGCTGCTAATGATATATCTCGTATGTATATGCAAAATGACGAACCAAATGGATTGAGTGCATTTGATCTGTATGTGAATAAGGCAGTTATAAAATACGCCATGCAAGCTGCTTATGTTTTACATCTTCAAGTTTTTTATGACTGGCGTAGTGCGGATAATCTAACTCCTCTGACAAAGTTTTCTCAAAAAAGCTCGTTTGTTCTGGAATTTAGCGATAAATTAAATCCATTAATTTTAATGCCTTATTATTCAGAAATATTTTTACAACAAATAAATATTGATCAGGAAACTGTTATAAATAGCAATTTAAATGCTATAAATATCTCAAATATAGAGGTAGACAAAGCGATATTGGGAAGTCTATATGGTATATTAGGTCAAAAAAATAAATATTTGGGAGTCATTCAAGATTTAGAAGATCGTAAACTCACAGGAATCTGGAAACAATTTGATAATAAACTAACAGCAGCTAAGTATCTATGGCTTTATATTGAAGGAGGTGCCCAATTACAAGTGGTTGGACATATAGAAGAAAGTGGATTTGCATCTCAAGGAATGGGTCTCAATTATGTTCCTGAAAATATTTTGCCTTGGAGGACATTAAAAGTAATGACAGAAAGAAGAGGTCTTTTTATTACAAGTAAATAGAGTATTATTTTTATTCTATCCAATGAGGTGCAATTCCAGATAGCATATTGTTTGAAGCATCTCCAGTTGTATCTGAAATAATATTAGATTTTTTGGCAAGTACTGACAACATATAAGTCTCTGTATTATTTTCATTTTCATCATTACTCTCAATAGAACGTGCATTCTTAACTATTTCAAAAACATTAGAACGTATTGGGTAATTACGATATTCTTCACTATTCTGAGGCACTTCTTTTTGATTTCGAATATCTGTATGAGCATAAAGAGTGAGGAGTGTGGCATCTGAGCGGGTTACTGTACGCATAATTCTTCCAGCAAACTGATACTGAGTGATAGTTTCATAGTTGGGAAGTATCAGAGCTGTTCGGGGAAAGTTTCCATGCTGATCATCAAAATCATTTCCTGTGCTAATAGTTCTAAGATTCCCTATAGCAACTCTACAGTTTGTATCTGGTTTCTGAAATTTCTCAATAAGTTTTACACGATCAGTCATTTTAACTTTTCCGTCAATTAAAACAATTTCACCATGTTTTTGATCTTCATCAAGAAGACGTTTGACTTCATTTAAAGTATGAGTGTAATTTGCTCCTATTAACACTTTCATTGTTGAATGACTGTTTAAAATTTGTCTAACAAGACGCACAATCAAATCTATTTTGGCAAATTCAATAACTTGTAAATGCTTGGTAATACATTTAATACTATCATTCTGTGTAACCTCACGATTATCCCTTTTTTTTACAACCTCCAGAATATTATTAGTAGAGTTCATGATGTCTTCTACATTTCTATTGGGAATTTTGAAAAATCCATTTACCAAAGAAATTTTAATAGGACGATCCATTTGTTTGCAGCTTGAACTAATACCAGGCATAATAATTTTTACAAACAAAGAATAGCAATAGTTTTTTAAGGAATCATGTAATACTTTTTTTCCACTTTGACTAATTATATTTTTGACTTTAAGATTTTTACAGAAACGTTCAACAGCTTTTTCATCATGTCCTTGGTTTCCTTTTTGTTTGTGTACTAATCTTGCAATATTTAACTTCATATACTCATCATAGACAATTGGAGAGTTAATTGGCAAGAACAAAGGACTTATTAACTGATTCTCAAAGATATACTCTTTTTTAATGATTTCAGTGAGTTCTTTGTTTAATTTTAAACACATGTTTTCAACTCGTTCCATATCCTCTCCATATTTAATGATAGGTTCATTAGGCTGAATGCATAAATCTACTAAATGATTTTTTTGTACAATACCAATGGTTTTCATTAATCTAAAAATATGTTCAGTTTTGTCAACAGGACTGCCTGACATAAGAAGAGCTTTGGAAGAACCATTTTGGTGTACAATAGAAGATATTAATGCTTCTACTGCACGTGTATTACTAGAATCATTTTTAATAAGTTGTATTTCATCTACTACAAGAAGCATTTTAGAACATTTATTCCACATTTCGGTAGGTTTATAAGTGACTGAATGAACCGGTTCAGCAATGAATTGTTCATCTTGTGTTTTAGTCATTATGTAATCAATTCGGTCTGTTCTTTCTAACATTAAATGAGGAAGACAAGAAATTGTTTCATCAGATTGAGGAATGTCATTTTCATTTTGAACTTTAATTGGTTTTTTAGCCTTGTCTCCAGTCAAACGAACTGTACCTCTTAGTTCTTCATAACTAATTACAATAATTTTGCATTTATTTTTAGCTGAAACATATTTCCATTTTTCTCTTAAATTAGCTGGACAAGCCACAACCATATTCAACTTAAAATGGCGAGATAACATATTGGCATGAAAGGTTTTTCCAGCCCCCATTTTTGAAAGATCCAATAACACATTATTTCCATTTTCAGCGATATATTTTAATCTTTCAACATGAGCTTCTTGCTCAATATTAATAGGAGAAATAGTCATTGCAGTATTATATTATCTATAAAAACATTACTCATTACAAATAATCAATTTTTATATAGAATGGATCTAATCTATTTTTTGGAAAAAGATACAAAAAAACCATTATTAGTATCTTGTAAAGACGTAAATTTTCAAGCCTATTTATTTGATGTGATGGAAAGTAGAGGAAATCCTTGTAGGCATTTCTCATGTCACAGTGAAAAAGATACAGAAGGTTCAGATGTTATTATATTTGCTATGGAAACTGAATCACATGTCCAAAGATGGAACGGAGAAAAAATAACTCAAGAAGATTTACTTAGGCTGAGGTCGGAATAGTCATAAGGAAATCCATTATAGCATTTGAATCTTGATCGCCATTAAGTTGTTTGAAATAAACTCCATTTAGGAATACCAATACAGTTGGGAATGAAGTTACCATTTGCATAATATTTTCGGATGCATCTCCAACCTCTACTTTATCAACCACAATATTGCTTTTGGGACGAAGTTCTACAAACATGGGTACAACATCTTTAAATTTAGGTGTAAATTTGGTGCAATAAGAACACCCATTACTGTATACATAAACAATTTGTACAGATGGAGCTTCTTCATTTTCTACAGGAGTATATTCATTTGCCTCTGTGAACGGTTCATCTTTATCTGTTTTCTTTCCTTTACATTTCCTTACCAACATTATCACACAGAGTATGATGAACACTAGTGCCAGAATTATGCTCATTATCATTAGAATTGACATCTTTTCTCTTTTCTGTATGTCTCCTAAATTCTTTTTTGGTGATAGTGTAACCAATGTCAATAAGATTTTTGATAGTTTCGTCACTGGGAGATTTTATACACATTCGTTCCATATCCACAAAAAACTCTGTGTCTTCCGCACTAAATGAAACTACGTTGGGGAACATGGAAATCTTGTTCTCTAATTCATTAATTTTGCTAAATAGAAAATTAATCATGCTGTATAATAGTGTCAACAAACTAGGGGAATTATTGATTTCTACTTTACTAAGTTCTATAACAAATCCTAATACTTCTTGAGGGTTTATTTTTCGTTCAATTAGGTAAGACACAGGAAAATGATCCAGAATTGATCCATCTACATAAATATCATTGTTTATGGTAATGGGGGTAAATATAATGGGAATGGCAAAGCTTGCTCGGATAGCATCAATAACATCCATGTGAGGAGTAGTATCTGGGGCGAAAAAGTCAGTACGCTTTTTTGTGGCATTAAATGCGCTTATGCAAAGATTCTTTCCTAGCCATTCTTTCAATTGTGCAAAAGTGACAGATGTCCTATCAAATTGTTTTTCCAATAACCCCCTCATAACACGTGTTAAAATTTCTCCATTATCCAATCCAAGGTTTTCCAAAATATCTAAAACTTGATCGACATCCATTTTAAAACAACCATATTGTTGATTAATGTCATTCATTAAATTAAGTATCTCTTTAGATCCATTTCCCATACAGCAAAAAAATGAGATAATAGCCCCTACGGAACTACCTACAAATGTGTCAATTTGTTCCATACTACCAGGCCATTTTTCTTCAATATAGCGTAGACCACCCACGTAAAAGTATGCTTTAGTTGATCCTCCACTAAATACCATATACTTCACTCCTTCCATTTAGTAATGTAATTAAATAACAAAAGGTAAAAATGGAATTTGATGCTGAATTTCAATACAAGATTATGATGTGGATATCAGAATTATTAACAGTAACAAATGATTTAAAATGGCTAACTAATACAGAAGAGTATAATAATATTTATGGTAAAACTCTTGTGTCTTTGTTAAGTATAATATCTCTAAGTGTATGTATTCACACTGTAATGAACAACATGGATGTCATTGCAAAGGGTCTTGAGGAAAAAAAGAACATTCTTGAGATTATGCAGGGAATAATGGTGGATTATGTGAACAGTAATTCAAATTTACAGAATAAACATTTAAATGTTTTGCGAAAAATGCTTAAGACTGGTATTCTTGCAGTTCTTGGAGCATTTGTTTTTTTCATAATGAGGAGAATGAAAACGGAGAGTGAGAAGTGGTGGCAGAAACAGGTTAGACGATACTACATGGATTGGATGTCTCGTCCTATTGAAGGAACATTTGACCGAATTTACACATATGGTTTATTCAAAAATCTTAATCGATATTTTATTAAAAAGAAACATAGTAACAAAGGATTTTTTGATAGTGTAAACGCGACTTGTTTTAAATCTCTAATTACTACAACGACAGTTTTATTCCGTGCATTTTTGAACATCGACAGTGATAAAAATGAAAAAACAATTGATCCTAATAACAGTACTTTGTGTGGTAGTCTTTTTTCTATGGTACAGCCGTTTGTATCTTGGGACCCCGCACCCAATTATAACAATAATTCAGGGGAGTGTAGAAAACATCTCGGATACATGTTTCTTAGAGAAATGTCCGGTTGTATTCAACGAGCCATTAATGAACCCAAATGATGTTGTGAAAATCATGTTGGATGGTCTTTGTATTAAATCTAGTGCCAAACATTCAGAGCAAGTAAACGAAGGAATTGTTAAAACAAGGTTCAAAATATTATACCACAAAAATGAAAACAGTCCTTCATCTATTTTACGTATTGCCCACCCTTACAATGCAGATGCCCCCGTTATTGACATTAAATTGAAACCTTACCAAGTAGTTGTTTTACCTTATAAATTTAAATTCTCTAGTTCAACTGACTTCAGTTCTATTGATGTCCATGATATTATTTCATTATTTTGTGGATGGATTTTTTGATAAAAAATTAAAAACGATATAAAACAAGAAAACTTTTTTTTGGAAAAACAATCAGAACAACAGAGAATCTCAAGAATATCAATTTGGATTTAAGGAAAAATGACAGCAACTTATGAAGGTCAATGCAAGTTTTTTGATTCAGTCAAAGGATTTGGATTTATTCGAGTTATTTCAGATGAAAGGAAAAATCAAGAAGTCTATGTTCATGTGAGCAACCTGAATCCCGCAAACCCATCTCGTACCAAGGTGCTCAAAGCTGGTGAATACTGTAGTTTTACCTTGGAGCAATCAGATGCAAGTCGTCTGAAAGCATGTGATGTCAAAGGAATTGACAGTGGACCACTCCTTTGTGAATCCAACCCAAACTCTCGATCTTTGTACAGCACTACACCACAACCCACTGTAAAGAAAGAGAAAGAGAAGGAAAAAGAAAAAGAGAGTGACGAAAATACTTGGACATCTGTGGTTAAGGGTAAAAACAAGAAGGTAGATGAGACCGAGAAAAAAACAGATGAAGGAAAAGAGAAAGAGAAAGAGACCATAGAAGAAGAGAAACAGGTGGTGAAAGAAAATAACCAGTTCTGGGGTGTTGTAAAATGGTTTAACAATAAGCTAGCCTATGGATTCGTGACTTTGAAAGGAGGTCCTAAAGAGGATTTAGTGAATACTAATATGTTTGTTCATTACACATCTGTTGAACCAGAATACAGTACCTACAGAACTTTAGTAAGTGGAGAGTATGTCAGTTTTAATATTAAGGAACATGATAAGGGATACCAGGCGATAAATGTCAAGGGTTATAAAGATGGTTCTATTATTTGTGATCACAATGTGATGAACATGAACTCAAAAGTGGACAAGCCAGTGTCAAAAAATGATACAGTGTCAATCTCTACGGAAAATTTCCTAAAAATTCTTTCAAAAATCAAATAAAATATATTAAATAATAATGAAAATATCTAGTATTGCAATTCAAGGTCTACGTGAATACATGGAAGATACCGTTTTGATTAAAGAATGTGGAAATCAAACACTTCTCTGTGTATTTGATGGACATGGAGGAAGTGAAGTTGCAAACATGTGTAAAGACTTATTTGCTTCTATTTTTAGTTATAATACATTAATTAGAAATATACGAGCTGCTTTCAAAAATACTTATAAAACTTTAGATTTACAAACTTTTAAAACACCAACTTGTGGAGCAGTAGCAGCAAGTGTGTTAATCGACAAAGATACTATTTGGGTAGCCAATTGTGGAGATACAGAAGTAATGGGTATTACTCTTGATTTTAGAAGTTGTCAGATGCTTTCTAAAAGACATAAAGTCATAGATGAAGTTAATAGATTAACTGGTATTTGTGATATTACAAAATCTCATCCTCAAGATACCTTTAGAATTAATCATACTTTAAATGTAGCAAGAGCTATTGGAGACCATCATCAAAAAGCAGTCATATGCACTCCCGATGTCAGTCATTATAAAATCAACAAATATAAATACATTATTTTAGCATCTGATGGTCTTTGGGATGTATTGAATGCGAATGATGTAAAAAATATTGTGGAAGAATATTCTAAAAAAGGTTACGATTTAAAAAGTATATGTGATATATTGGTAGAAGAATCTTTATTAAAAAGATCAAGTGATAATATAAGTGTAGTAATTTGTGAACTATAATTTCTTATTCAAATATTTCTTGTAGTTGAAAAACGGTTTTTTTATTTTCTACATTCTTAAACATATCTAAAGATTTATATTCTTTTGGAATTTTACTCTTGTCTTGTCGATAAAATTCATGCAACATGTCAACAAGCAAAGACACTTCTTTACTCTCAATATTATCAAATAGAAATTTAATATACTCCAATTGTGTTATATAATTATTTTTAATCCAAAAAACATGAGCTTGATTTTTCTTTAAAAGCTTTTGCTTATGGACCGTAAAGTCCCAAGATGACTGTGGAAGCATGCATGTGTCAATTGCTTTTCTTAACCATGTCCTATCAAGTGTTGATGTTCTAATCGCTTCTTGTATTTCATTAGATTTGTATGTATGTTGTATAATATGATTGTATTGTTCTAAATATCCAGGTTCTGCACAAGCTTTATTTATAATATACTCCAAAATGTCTTTTTGTTTAGATCCGTCTGAAATATTGACATGTCTAATCATCTTATCTGTAATTTTTTTAACATTATTAGAACTTACTTTATTGACACATGCAATCAAAAAACGTTTGTCATTAAATTCAGAATTTTCTATTTTTTTGAACACCTTTCCATCTTCTTTTGGAGATTTCCAAACATCTGAATATTTTCCTGCAACTCTTGGTTTTTCATGTTTTTTAAATAATTTAGCATTAGTATCATGGTCAAAACAACCATATTTTTCTTTTAATTTTAAAATGTTTTGAGATATACGACTAACATTACTCAATTGACAAGCTGGTTTATTTTTAATATATATGTTCAAATCAATAACCTCAATCTCTTCAAACTCATTCATACTAATAATGCACTCAATATAGACTATAGTCTTAACACTTTGTTAATTATTTATATTAATAATAATTTTAAGTCAAAATCAATTAATTCACTTTTTACTTTATCAATAAAACTAAAAATAACATTCTAAGTTTCTTAGAAGAGAAACAAAAGATAAAAAAAATTTCCAGGAATACAAGAAATTTAAATTTTTTATTAAAAAGTATTTAGTGACTCTTGAAATCGGAAAATCAATAATACAACTTAAACAATTAATTACTCCTTTATGTAAAACAAAATTATAATAAGCATGAAATGGTTTTCGTAAAAAGTAAAGACCTATTATAATGTCTCAGACTCCACACTCAGAAAATGGGCTAGAGAAAAACTCATCAGAACAGAAAC